GCGAAAGTATATAATAAGGAAATAGTATGGCATCAGTAGTAGACATTTGTAATGGAGCATTAAACCAACTTGGTGCATCAACAATACTTACACTTACAGAAGATTCAAAGAATGCAAGACTTTGCAATGCAAGATACACACAAGTTAGAGATAGTTTATTTAGATCTCATCCTTGGAATTGTTTAATTAAAAGAGTTGAACTAGCTAGAGATACTGAAACACCTTCATGGGGTTTTAGTTATCAGTTTACTTTACCTGCTGATTGCTTGAGAGTTTTAACAATTTTAAATTATGATTATGATTATAAGATTGAAGGTAGAAAGATTGTAGCAAATCATGATACAGTTAAGATACAATATGTAGCAAGAATTGCTGATCCCAATCAATATGATGAGTTACTAAGAGAAACAATCTCTGCTGCATTAGCTGCTGACATTGCCTACGCAGTTACATCTTCTAATCCTGTTGCTTCTAATATGTACAATTTGTTTCAAGATAAATTAAAAGAAGCAAGATTTGTAGATGCTACTGAAGGTCAAAATACAAATCCAGATAATGGTCAATCAGATGTTGTTGGAGCTTCTTCATTTATAAACGCAAGGTACTAACCCATGGCTAGAGTTGCTGTTCAATTAACGAACTTTACAGGTGGCGAGTTATCCCCAAGATTAGATGGTAGAAATGATTTACAAAAATATCCTACAGGATGTAAGACTTTAGAAAACATGATTGTATTTCCACATGGAAGTGCAGCAAGAAGAAGTGGTACACAGTTTGTAGCAGAAGTAAAAGATAGTTCTAAACAAACAAGATTAATTCCTTTTGAGTTTAGTACAACACAAACTTATATGTTAGAGTTTGGAGATCAGTACATAAGATTTTATAAAGACAATGGTCAAATATTATCTGGTGGTTCAGCTTATGAAATTAGTTCACCATATTTAGAAGCAGAATTATTTGATATTAAATATGCACAATCAGCAGATGTTATGTATATTTGTCATCCTAATCATCCTGTAAAAAAATTAGCTAGAACAGGTCATACATCCTGGACACTAACAAGTGTTGATTTTCAGAATGGTCCATTCATGGATCACAATATTGAAACAACAACATTAACTGCTGGTCATACATCAGTTGGAAGTTCTGGTAACTTAACCTTATCATCTACAACAGGTGTTAATAGTAACCAAGGTTGGTTATCTACAGATGTTGGTAGACTTGTACATTTTAAAGAAGGTCATTATAAAATTACTTCAGTAACCTCTACAACAGTTGCTGTATCAATTTGTGTTGTCGCTCCATCTTCTGGTTCAGCATCAACAGATTTTGCATTAGGATCATTCTCAGACACTACTGGTCATCCTTCTTGCGTAACCTTCTTTGAACAAAGATTAGTATTCGCAGCAACCTTATCACAACCACAAACATTATTTTTTTCTAAGTCTGGTGATTATGAAAACATGGATGATAATTATCATGGCACAGTAGCAGATGATGACGCTATCATTTATACGATTGCTTCTAACCAAGTAAACGCAATTAGATTTATGACAGCTACAAGAACTTTAATCATTGGTACTGCTGGTGGTGAGTTTGCAGTTAGTGGGGGTGGAACTGATATTGCAATTACACCTACAAACATATTAATTAAAAAACAATCTAACAATGGTGCAGCAAATGTAGATGCACTTGCTGTTGGTAATGCTACTTTGTTTTTACAAAGAGCTAGAAGAAAGTTAAGAGAACTAGCATACAACTTTGATGTGGATGGTTATGTAGCTCCAGACTTAACAATCCTTGCTGAACATATTTCAGAAGGTGGATTCAAACAACTATCATATCAACAAGAACCTAACCAAGTTATTTGGGGTGTAAGAAATGATGGTCAGTTAGTTGGATTAACTTATCAAAGAGAACAGCAAGTAGTTGCTTGGCACAGACATATTTTTGGTGGAACATTTTCAAGTGGTAATGCAGTTTGTGAAAGTGTCGCAACAATTCCAACAGACGATTCAGAATATCAAAGTTGGGTTATTATAAAAAGAACAATCAATGGTACAACAAAAAGATATGTAGAATATATTCATCAATATGATTTCGATGAAACAGATGATACCTCATTTAATTTTTTAGATTCACAGTTATCTTATGATGGTTCACCAGTTACTACTTTATCTGGTCTTGATCATCTTGAAGGTGAGACAGTTTCAATATTAGCAGATGGTGCAACGCATCCAGACAAAGTGGTTAGTTCTGGATCAATCACATTAGATAGATCTGCAAGTAAAGTTAAAGTTGGATTAAGTTATACATCATTATTACAAACAATGAGAATAGATGCTGGTTCACAGAATGGTACATCACAAAGTAAAACTAAAAGAATCTATGAGATTACTGCTAGACTTTACGAAAGTATTGGTGTGGAGATTGGTCCAGATCTTAATAACATGGAACGAATACCTTTTAGATCTTCAGCTAACGCAATGGATAGTGGGATCAATGTATTCACAGGAGATAAAGAAATAGAATTTAGAGGAAACTATGAAACAGATGGTTTTATATTTGTTAGACAAACACAACCTTTGCCTTTGACGATACTGTCATTATATCCTAAACTTCAAACAAACGATGGATAGAATATTAAATATAGTGTCATATAAAGCAGAGCATGGAGAATACATTATGAAGCAACAGATGAATCATACATTAATGGATAAGGATATGGAGTTCGAAGGTAACGCAAAGAACCTAGAACAAGATAACTTAGCGTTTACTGGTATGATTGATGGTAAACCTATCTTTGCTGCAGGTATGAAAGTAATATGGAATGGTGTTGCCGAAGGTTGGGTACTAGCTACTAAAGATGCTTTAGATCATCCTTTGCTAGTCGCAAGAGCTATAAGAAAAGATTTTGCAAGGATTGCTAAAGAAAATAATATCAATCGAGTTCAAACTGCTGTAAGAGCAAACTATACAACTGGCTTAAAATTTGCTAAGTGGTTAGGTTTAGAGGAAGAAGGATTAATGAAAAAATTTGGCTTTGATGGTTCAGATCAATATATGTATGCGAGGTTATTCTAATGGGGTGGACTGCTGCAATAACTGCTGGAACATCTATAATAGCTGGTAGACAAGCAAGTGCTACTGGTAAATATAATCAAGCTATCCAAGAAAGAAATGCACAAGTTGCTGAACAAGAAGCTCAAGCAATAGAACAAAGAACAGAATTAGATTTAGCTAGATTTGATCAACAATTTCAACAGTTACAATCTGAAACAAAAGTATCTGTATTAAAATCTGGTGCAGAACTTTCTGGTTCTGGTTTAAGAATATTAAGATCTAATGCTGAACAAGCAGAATTAGAAAAAGATATAATAGAATATAATTCTAAAATAGGTCAAGCAAGAGCATTTGAACAAGCTAACTTTGCTAGAATGCAAGGTCAACTTGCAAGACAACAAGGTAGAGCAGCAGCTATAGGATATTATGGTCAAGCTGCTAGTGCTTTAGTACCTTATGGTAGATCTTTATTGGGTGGAGAAACACAAAAAATGACAGATTTAACAGCAACTGAAGGATCATTCTAATGCCAAAGATACCTACATTTCAACCTAGAGGTCAAATAACTACTGAAGCACCAAGCGTTAGAACAGGATTACAACTATCTCCTACTGCTACAACTGCTGCTGCATTAGTAAAACCTGTAACTCAAATTGCAGAATATTATGAAAGAGAAAAAATGATTGCTGATAAAGCAGAAGCAGAAAAACAATATTTAGAATTATCTGTTGAACTAGATGAAATAGAAAATAATGCTGGAAAATTATTTAATCCAACAGAAGCACAATCAACTTTTGATTCTCAATCAAGATTTTTAGTAAAACAAAAGTTAGATCAAAGTAAAAATAAAAGAGTAAAAAAAATGATGTCTGATTTATTTAATCAAGATATTATTGTTAGAAAAAATAATGTTAAAAAAAAATCAAGAGAAGAATTAGATAAACAAGAAGAGTATAATTATAACACTAAATATGAAATTAGTTTAAGTAAATATAAATTAGCTTCTTCTCAAGAAGAAAAAGATTTTTATCAAAACCAAATGTTTTTAAATCAAGAAAGTAGATCTTTGTATTTTAAAGATAGTGAATCTACAAAAAACATTGCAATAGATACTATTAAAAAAGATTTATTAGTGACTGATGTAGAACAATTAATTGAAAACAATCAATTTGAATCTGCTAAAAATATTTTAGAAGATATAGATAATACTCCTTTTTTAGATTCTGATAAAAGAGAAGAACTTTTAAATAAAACTAAAGAACAAACAAATGTTTCATTTTATTACGAAGGATTTAAAACTGGTAATGATTATTTAGTTGGAGCAGATGAAGATAATAAAGAAACATTAAAAGCTATAGAGCAAATGGCAATGAGAGAAAATTTTGGAAAAAAAAATGATGCTGAGTTATTTATTAGTGTAGATCAATCATTTAAAAATGTTGGTAGATTATCTCCATCATATCAACAAATATTAAAACAGGGTGTTTTAGCATCACCAGCTAATGGATTACCAACTCCACAAATAGTAAGAGCATTAAGAATAGCTGATGCGGCAGATCAATCTGGAAGATTAGATGAATATACTACCAATGAAGAAAAAAAATTTTACAGAAGTTATTTAGTTGCTAGAAGAATATTAGGTAAAACAGAATCAGAAGCATATGAAATGGCAGTTAAATCAAAAGATATTTCTTTAAAATTATCTTCTTTACCTCAATATCAAAAAAAAAGACAAACTACTTTTAAACAAATAAGAAAAACTTATGGTCAAATAAAAAGTACAAATCTTACTGAAATATTATCTTATGGAGAATCTTTGTATGATCTTTATATTGGATTAGGATCTTCTCCAGATCAAGCACAGGATCAAATTAAAAAAGATTTAAAAAATGATATAGAGATTATAGATGATTATGGTTATTTAAAAAGAGACATTTATCCATATAAATCTATTGGTGGATTAGAAGAAATAAAACCAACAAAAGAATTTATAATTAATAAATATTTACCAGAAGAAGATCCAGATGATTTTTATTTAACTTACACAGGAGCTG